CATACTAGTAAATGATCCAGTTACACCATCTTTTAGTTCTTTTGCTTTATCACCAATAGCTGATAGTCCATCAACTACCTTTGTAAAGAAGCCAACTAGTTTTTCTATAATAGTTTGAATACCCTCAAAAGCCGCCTTTAAAGCGGGTATAGCCGCCTCTACAAGCGGAGTTACTGCTTCAGCTACATTGCCTAGTACTGTAAACAATGCCTTCATAAATGGCACTATAACTTCACTTAAAACTGTTCCTAATAAACTGAATACTGGTTGTAATGCTTGAAAGGCTGTTTTAACACCTTCAATGAATGCTGGCATTTTAGCCAATACATTTTCTGCAAGATCTACTAGCATTGGTAAGAGAGGTGTTATAGCATCAGTCATTAACTGACCCATTGCCATTTGTAATCTTCCTACAGTATCATTGAATTTCTCTGCATTTTCTCCTGCATCAAGACTAACAATGTTTGAATTTGCTTCTACATCTGCTAGTGTTGATTCTAAAGCTTCTGCACTTGTGTTTAAACTTGCAAATTGTTGTTGAATAAGAGGACCAGCTCTACCACCAACTACTTTTGCAAAATCTTCTGTTGTAATTTTACCTTCATTCAAGGCATTCATCATTGCTTTAAGTAGATCAGGACCAGTTTTTAGATTACCATTCATATCAAGAATGCTATCACCCAACTTGTCTGTTACTTTAGCAAATGATTTTTGTCCTTCAGTACCTGCTTTCAATCTACTTGTAGTTTGAAGCATTGCTCTTTCAAAAGTAGCGGCATCAATACCTGCCTCTGCCATTGCTGTGCCTAATACTTGGAAACCTTTAAAAGCTTCTTCACTACTAGCGGCACCAGCCATCCTTGCACTTTTGGCTAGATTATCAAAACTATCAATTGTATCTTTTACTTTACTGGCTACACCAAATGCGGCCAATGCACCACCCGCGGCAATAAGAGCCGCTTTAACTTTGCCTGCACTAAGACTTAATCCACCTAGTCCTTTGTTTATATTACCAATAGGACCTTTGGTGTTGTCTTCAGCATTAATTTTAATTTTATAATCTGCCATTATGTCCTTCTTCTACTCTTACTTTGAGCTTTCTTTTGCTGTCTCATCTGGTATTCATAATATTTAACCCAACCTTTGAGTTCCAATATGCTGACATTATGCATCACCCAAGATACAGTCTGTCCTAAACTCTCAGCTAGTTTAAACAAGAACAGAATATCTGTATCTTGACTTAGTTTCCCAATTCTGCTTCTGCTTTACCTACACCTGTATTCATTTCTGTTACAACTCTAGTTAAAACATCTGGGTCAACTTCATGTTTGATAATCTGTCTCTCTCCAGCTTGAAATATTGACTTACCTTCACTGTCTTTGGCTCTCACAATAAGTGTTTCAATCAATGCATCTACCAATTGACCTTTGTTGTGAAATTCTAAAACCTTAGCCTGCTCTGCAAGTGTGAATGCAGGTCTGTAATAAATTGTAGTTTCCCATTCAGGAACTTCAATACTTTTTAAGCCACTTGAAAGTGCTTCTTTAAAATGACTTGTTGCTTTATTTAAAACTTTGTTTTTCATTATCTTTTCCTTGTTTTTCTAAGAGCAGGTTCAACTATTCCTGTGGGAGCTTGTCTACTACTGCCGTCATCTAATACTCCAATATATGGAACATTGTTTTGTGCTATAGGGATGTTTCCACCTTTACCTATACTACTTTTCTTAAATGTATTGTTCCAACCATTACGGGCTCTACCTGTTCTGATTGGAGTTGTTTGTTTTAGTGTAACAATATAATCTTTAACAAATTTGGATAGATCAGTGTTGATCTCAGTAGACAATTCTCTTATTGTTTTTCTTGCATCACTCACTAACCTATCCTCCTTTAATTAAGCCGCTTTATTGTTATCAACAGTTAGAGTGCCTGTTCCTTGAAAAGAAACACTTGCTCTCATAACATCTTCTAGGTCTTGTACATACTCAATACCAGTAATGATAACATCACCTGATAATTTCATATCTGTGTCACTTGCTAGTGGATAACAGAAAATTGTTCCTGTTTGCCCTATAGTAACTATAGTATCTACTGAACCAGAGTCTACTGAATCAGTCCATACTACATCAGCTGTACCTTCCCAAGATTTTAATCCTGGAGTAAAAGATCTAAAAGTATCTCCCATTGCACTTGTCTCTATTGCATTAGCTTCAGAAGATAGTGACCAATTGGTAATTTCAGTTATATTTGTACCTGTTGATGCACCTGTTGCGCCGTTAAAGTGGAGTGCTCCACCTTGTCCTGCATATGTTGCCATAATTATACCTCTCTTTAGATATCATAATGATATTCTATGCTGAATATCATTCTACAACTAGCATAAGGTTCTGATTCACCTATTTGAACTAGTTCTATTGTTGTTAAACTACAATCCTTTGCAGTCCCACCTAGAGTTTTATCCAAAGCCAATTGGCTTTCAATAGCATCCACTACTAGATTCCTTTGTTTGTCTCTTTCTTTACCACCAACAACAATAACACAATCAATTTCCATCATACTTCTTCTGGTTCTTGTTGCACCCATTGTTAGGTTTTCTCTGTCTTCACTTACAGTTTCAACATAAACAGCAGGAAATGCTGTCTTTGGTAATTCAGAAACAATAATTGGATCTCTTTGAACAACACCAAGTTTAATTGTGTTCATAGATTTCAAAGTAGAAACAAACTCACTAACTATACTCTCTCTAGACATTATCTGTACAACCTATCTTGTTTAATTCTATCAACTTCAGTATCAGGATCAACTGATCCACTTCCGTCTTTATCATACTCAATACCTAAACCAAATTGTAAATCAAATTCTTCATTGAATCTTTCTTTGTAAAAAGTAAGTTGTTCTCTAAAGGGATCACCTTCTGGTCTAAACGTTGAAAGTTTAGGTAGTATATAAGCATATAATGCCTTGTATACTGTAGATTTTGTCCATTGAGATTCTGTTAGCCTTGCACTATTGAAATCACTTGGATTTTCATATCTGTTCCAATATTTTATTCTGATCATACTGATTACATCAGTTTCAGCCAATGCTAATTCTGATGACCAGTCATCTACACCCTGATCAAAGACTTCAGGTGCAAAAGTGTGTAAGTTTTCATTTGTAGCCATTGCCATTATAAATCTCCATTAGTGTTAGAGGGCTTAATGCCCTCTAACTATTATTATTGATTAGACATCAATTAGTCTAACAGATCTTGAGTTATCAATCATTGCTGGTTTAGCATGAATTGATGCTACAACATCATTACCAACTGCCGCCGCTCTTCTAGCAATTTCAATGTCAACATTTTTTTGCATAGCAATTCTCATTGCATCTTGACCAAAAATGTAACCTGCTGTGCCAGATGCTGTAATATTTGAACTTACAAATATTTGAACGCCTGCTAAATTTCCAATAAAGCCATTTTTCATTGCTTCATTTTGGAAATCACCACCTGCAAATGCTTGTGTTCCAATTGATTTTAGAACTGTGTTGGCTTCATTAGGAGTAATTACTGAGTAAAGTTGTCCTGCCTCACCATTGTTTCTAATTTGGTTCACTGCATTAAAGAATTTATCAATTGATAGTGGAACAGAGTCCGCTGAATCAGTTGATGTATCTAATGCCGCATATACTGCTTTATCAAATGCAGTTGCTACTGATCTACCTAATAATCTACCAATTTCATTTGGATCAATATTACCTAGATCTCTAACTACAGCTCTTGCCGCTATTAATTCACAAACAATGTTGTTTTTAGTGTCAGAGATTGTCTGAGCATCTAAATCAACACCTGTTGCCGCTTCTGAGCTAACAGTTTGTGCTGTTACTTTTGCTAATTCAGGAACTTGTAATAATCCTGAAGGAGCGTTTACTACTGGAACCATGTTTCCACCTAAAAATAGTGATGATTCCTCTGCCGCAAATACAGTAGCGGCTAATACTGGTACACTTAATGCATCTACATCAAGTGAACTTACATATTTTCCATTTGCCATTTTCTTTTCTCCTAGTTAAGAATGACTATACTAAACCCTTTTGCCTCATGTCTTTGTATTTAAGACGGTGCTCTGGGTTCCGCATATCTAGTTTTGAAAGATCAAATTTCTCATTTGATCTAGTGTCAGTGTTTCCGGTAGACCCTGCACCACTAGGTCCAGCAACTTTAAAGTAACTGTGTTCATTTAAGAACTCTTCAACCAATGTGCCTACTGATAAAGCATCACCTTTGTCATCAAATCTAGCATTGCCTTCATTGTCAACTACAGTAACATTACCTTCATCTGTCATTTTGATGTTGTTTCTTAATAGTGTAGCTACATGAGCTGGGTTCACTGCCTTAGCATTTGAACTTGCACTAATAAGAGCGCCATCTACTTTGATCTTTTCTAATTCAGATCTAAGTTGGCCAACTTCTTTTGCACTTTGTTGTTTAGTTTTTTGCAAAACTTTATCAAACTCTTGCCTTTTTATAAGTTGCTCTTCCTCAATTTGTGTTTTTAAACTTTTTAATTCATTATACTCATTTAAATCCACACCAGCATACTTTTTAGTAGCCTGAGAAAGCCTTTTTTGAAGAATTCCATCAAGTTCATCTTGAGTAAAAGTCTTCTCCTTAACCTGGCTGTCATCACTACCAGCATCTGTAGAGCCAGTGTCTACTTTGCTGTTTTCAACTATGGCGTTTTCAGTTTCCATATCAACATTCTCCTTTGTTATTGTGGGTAACAAATACTTTATTCACTTTGTGTGAAATAACCCTGTATCTCTGGATGTAACTCCAGAATTTGTTCATTGGTCAAACCCTGATCCATCATTTCTCTAATATGAGAAACCATGTCTTGAGGACTCATCATAGGTGGATGTGCCATTTGCTCATCTACCATTGCCTGGGTTGACTCCTGAACTAACTGTTCTTGTTTTGACATAGTACTATGAATCTGATTCCTTGTAGTCTCATCTTCAATCAACATATCAGCTATCATTTTTTGCATTTGTATTTTAAATTCATCATTTTGAACTGTATCAATTGCTTTTTTGTATAGCTCTAAGTCACTGTGTTCATCTCTTATGTCAAATGTCTCAGCATATTCAATACTGAAATCTTGTGGTTGATCTATATTCATCCAAGTGAACCAAAGCTTCCAAATCTTTTGCTCTGCTTCATGTAATGCATGACTTATATCAACTAATTTTGTAGATAATAATTGTCTTTCTGTTTGTAAGGCTGTACCTGACATAGGACTGCCTCTCATAATTTGAACTGCACTTGTGTGAGTCATTCTATGAATACTATGGACAACTTTATCAATACTTTTTAGTATTCCATCAATACTAGAACCTGCTGGTTGTAACAAATAAGGTTTCAATCCTGGTTCCATATCTTCTTGTACTGTAATAATTGCACCTGCACCAGCACTTGCTTGTGTGCTAGGTGTTTTAACTAAACTAGGATGTCCACTAATTCTAATGTTTTGTTCTAGTTCACTTAATAAATTGTAAATGTATTTTTGATTGTAAGCTGTATCATTAATTAAACTGTATCCAATACCTTGTGTTGGACTTGGTAGTGGTGCATAGTTTATAAATGGAATCATGCCCAATGGATTTAGATAATCTAATTGTTCTGTAATATCACCATAATCACCATGCTCATCTTTTGCAACTGTGTATTTGTGAATATGATCTTTTGACCATTCAGCAATTTGTATCATATGTTTATCTTCAAACTCAATTACTTTGATGTAGTCAAGTTCCATCTTGCCTGATACTGCTCTTCTATAATGCCAATCTAGTACATTCTGTGGAGTATAAGCGGCACAGTATGCCTTTATACCCATTGCTTCTTGTTCTGCTTGTGTTGTTACTGCATAATCTGGTTTATCTACTAATATCCACATATTTCCTAGCACCATTGCCATGTCATTTACTTGTTTCATAAATGTATCAAAGCTAGTGCCATTGTTATCAATATCATGAACAAAGTTCATAACTTGTGGATTCATTACTAGATTGCCTAGTGTTCTTTTTGGTAAGTTTCTAAATAAAAAACTACCATATATATCTACTGTGGTTTTTACATGATTATCTAAAGGTGTTGCCATGATTCTTTTTGCATAACTGTCACCTGGTGTGTTTTGTTCACCCAAATATTTGATTAGATATTCACCTGCTTGGTAAAGCTCACCACCAATGTAACTTCTGTAAAAGAAATCAGCTTCTTTTGCATGGTTATTATAAGCTGAGTGTGTGGTTAATAAATCTTCAGATTTCATTTCTAGTCCTTTAGGTAATTATAATGTATTTATCTTCAATATCTTTATCTTTAAAGATATGGTTAATAATGAGCAAACAGCTCTGGTCCTGTGTCCATTTTCTGCTGTGGTCTCTTAATTGGCATATTACCCCATACCAAATAACCCATAGCATCTGGAAGGTGATCAACTCCTGAGCTTTTATCAGGTTGTCTAGTTCCTTCCTTGTATATTTGTTTGTTCAAACATCTTATAAGACCTTTACACTTTGGTCCTACAGTTAACCTAGTTTCACCTACCTTGTTATAGAAAGCTGTGTTAACACTAGCTATCCTGTCTATAACAGGTGGATTAATTCTAGCAGTTTTTACTGCATAGTTATACTGTCTTAAGATATTATGGTCAGTGTTCATAGCATTTGTTTTACTATTAGCACCTGAGGCATCTGGATATGCAATTATCCTGTTGTCAGGATATCTATTGCTTATCTCATCACACAATTCATATGTATTAGAGTTTCTTATTTCAAACTCATCAAATATATGCATTGTTAGCCCATCCCAATTTGCCACTACAGCACTCATTGGTTGAGTATTAAAGTCTATTCCTACATGAAGCACATCTCTTTTATCAAGTTGTGGTTCTAACCCTTTGACATTTCTATCAACATCAAATGCATAATAAACTAGACCACTAAAGTTAACAAAACTTGCCAGAAACTCTTGTTCATAACTTCTAGGATCCATTTCTACTTTGGCGGCTTCTATTTCTTCTTGTGTAACATTGCCACCCTCTAATGTTGTAAACTGATATCCAACCCAACCTTCATGTGCATTGGAACCAGCCCATAAATCATAAAACCAATTAAAGCCTTTTGGTGTACTAATAAACATTGCATGACCTTGTCTGTCTGCTAGTGCTGGTCTTAAAACTTCTGCCCAACATTTAACATCAATATCACTGCACTCATCCATTACCAAATAGTCTATACTAATACCTCTTAAACTTTCATAGTTATCAGCACTTCTTAAATAGATCTTTGTTCCATTCTTAAGAGTTACTGTTAACTCTGTGGTGTTAATCTTTTTGATCCATTTTACCTCAGTTAATCTTTTTATAAGATCATCCCAGATAATAGTTTTAGCTTGTCTAAAAGTTGGTGCAACATAATACACTTTCATATTAGCCTTACTTGCAAATCTGCACATCTCTCTAATACTAAGGTAACTCTTACCCCATCTTCTACCAGCACAAACTACTTTGAATCTACTTTCATCTTCAGCCACCATCTTCTGTGTGTGGGTTAGTGGCATTTATATTATTCTTTTTCTAATAATAATTGAAAGTCTGCCGCTACTGCTACATTACCACCACTTAAACTTTTAGCTCTAAATTCAACAATACCACCACCTGGAACCTGAAAAGGATTTGGTAGGTTGTAAGTTACAGGAGCACCGCCACCTGTAATTGTTGTAAGCACTTGTTTAAATGCTGTTGATGCATCTGGTGCTTTGTTAATCCAAACACTTACTTGTGCCGCACCTGTTGATGTTGTAACAAAACTAGTCATGTAACCAAAGTGTGATAGTGGAACTGCAAAACTTGCACTCTGTTGTTGTCCTTCAAGAGCCGCAATCTCATACAATACTGTGTCTGCCGCATTGTTCTTTACTGAGATAACACCTTCATTGAAGTTACTACCTGTGCCTACTTTGTTTACAAATAAATTGTTAACATGGCGGTAACTGCCTACAGTTGTTACTGCCGCTGTTCCATTTAGGTTAACATTTTCTTCTAATATATTACCTGAGCCATCAACACCTCTGATCTTAACTCTTCTTGCATGAGCTGAACCACTGTTGGTATCATTTGCTGAGCTTGATACAATCTTTAATTGTTCTGCACTTGATAGTAAGTTTCTAATACCACCTTGTGTGCATACTGTTTCTAATGTGGCACCAACTGTTTGGTTGATTCCACTTGTGCCTTTTAATTCAATGCCAGGGATTCTTTTAGCCGCAAGAGCTAAACCATTTGGCAAAGTTGTAACTTTTTGTCCTACTGATAAAGTCATAGTTTTTACCTCTCTTCTTTTTGTTTGTGGCAATCACAGCCACCTTTTTTAGATGTTTTAGTAACATCTTTGCCTTTACTGTTTACATAAAGACCAAACCAGGCCGCACCTGCTCCAACAATAACACTTACAAAACCTGCTTGTGCATTGTTTGGGTCTGATAAATTCATAAACCATTGTGTTGTTTGATAAAACACAATCATATAAACAAGAATAAGTGCTCTAGGCACTATTCTCCATGCATCTAAATGTTGTGGTTCTAATTTTTTCATTTTTATTTGTTCCTTGCCCTTGTTAATGTTTTCAAGTCTTGTTGTATCAAGACTGGTATTGGTGTTGAATGTCTACCATATACTGGATGACTATAAAGCCATTCTTCATGGGTTCTTTTATCATTCAACCTATCATGTATATTACACAATGTTTTGCCTGAGGCATTTTTGTGTATCCACATTCTAGCAACATATTCACCCAAAGGTTTTATATGTTGTGTGCCAGTCCATGTTTGTATATCTATCTTTTGTTTCTTCCAATAGCTTTTACTCCAAGGACAAACACTTACAATTGAAGCAAAGTATTCACTCCAATCAATACTATTTTCTTTTGCCGCCTCTTTTGCCACCTTTTTTCTTTTTCTTAGCCATTATAATAGTCCCCCTGCGGCTCCTATTGCTGTTGAGGCTACTAATAATCCCAACACCCACCAAAGCCTTGCATCCATTTTCTCAATCTTTTGAGATTGCTTGTCCATATCTTTTTCAATATGTGCCAAATGGTTGTTCTTAATTATTTTTAAATCAGTTCTGATTTCTCTTATAGCTTGAGTATTCTGTTCTGTTTGTGTTTTCTTAGTCATTAGTCTTTCCAAGGTAGTGGTAGATCTTCTTCACCTGTACTTGGATCATCTTTCTGACCAAGGATGTTTTTACCTAACCAAATCAACATAACAGGATTACCCTCTAGAGCTTTGTTATACTGTGCTTTTCTTAATCTCATTTTGCCTGCACTATAGCCTCTTTCAACTATTGTGCTGACTCTGTTTCTCAATGTGTTTTCTGTTACACCAATGATATATGCTATCTCTTTTAGAGTACAATGACACTCTGCAAGTTTGTAAACCAGTTCAGGGTCTATTTCAACTTTCTTTCTACCCCTTGTTTCTTGTTTATCATCTTCTGTAAATTCTGCTTGTTGTTGAGCCGCATTTGTCATTTGTTCATTCAGCTCTCTCTTTTGTTTAAACTTTGATAAGTCTTGATCTATGCCTATAATTTGTGCCTCTGATTTGCCATTTTTATCTTCTTCACTTGCTAGTTTTATTGTATCTGTCATTTCTAACTCCTATTAGCTCCTTGCTATTATGATGCTACTGCTCTATCTGTTACTCTTCTCCAGTTGCTTCCATCATAGAAACAAGGAACAGCACCACCTGTTTCATCTGTGCAATATGCCATAGCACCTGCACCTATTCCACTTGTGGGTAAACTTGCTACTGCATAACTTTTTAATTCAAAAGGTACATTGATTGCACCTCTCTTGGGTGTTATATCTATTTGTCCATTACTAGGACTTCCTGCATAATCAATAGCAATCAATTTCATTTTGTTTGCACTAGGATCTGTAACTGTATATTCACAATTGAATCTACCTGCTTGTCTAGTTGCTGTATCATCTTTGAAACTCAATGTAATACTTTGTTGTCTTGTTCCAGTACCAATATTTGTTCCTGTGTAATCACTTTGACATTCAATAGTATTGTGTAGATCATCTGCTAGATTACTGCTCATATCATTGTTGATAAACAAGCTGTTGCTGTTTGCTCTGTCACCTTCAATATCTATTGATCCATCTAAAATAATTTTACCACTTCCATTTGGTTCTAATTCAATATCACCATCTGAAACACTTGTAATCTTTTTACCATTTACATCTAAATGATCTCCAAGCTGTGGTGTTGTATCTTCTACAAGATTTAACATAACAGTTCCATCACTATCTGGTAATCCTATAGTTCTAAAACCTGCTGGGTCTGTGGCCGCTTGTAGTGTTACAAAGTTATTGTTGTCTGTGGTTCCTGCAAAAGCTATTTTGTTATTTGATGAAAAGAACAATCCATTCCTGTTTAATGTTGCAACTGTCTCATTACTGCCATCTGCAATAACATTAAAATCTATTCTGCCTCTTTCACCACCACTTGTTGTTCTTTCTATTTCACCTTGGATACTTGCATATAAATCTGCATTACCTGCTGAATCTTGACCTTTGAATTGTATACTACCTAATGCATCACCTACATCTGGACTTGCACTTACTCTTGATAATATTATGTCTGGTCCACTACCTGCACCATCATCTGCTTTTGATATAACCACCTGATCTGAACTGTCTTTTACAATTACAGTTCCACTTGCATCTGGTAATGTTATAGTTCTATCAGCAGTAGGATCTACAGGATATAAACTTGTAAAGAAGTTTGCACTATCTCCACCTAAACCTATCTTATGTCCTGCACCCATAAACAATCCTTTTCTACTCATACTCATTATTAATTGATCTGAGCCATTGTCTATTGCATTAAAATTTATTAGTCCTCTTTCTGATCCATCATTCTTATTACCAATTCTACCTGTAATTGATGAATAGGTAACATTTTGATCTGCATCATTGCTTCCCATAAATCTTAGTTGACCTAATAAATCATCTGTGGCTGGACTTGTGCTTGATCTGTTTATCTGTAAGACAGGACCTGCATTAGCACTATCATCTGATCTTGTTACTGATATACCACCATCAGTACCTGATATTTCAATTGGTTTACTGAATCTAACTGCATTTACACCACTGTTTGTTATAAATTGTTGATTAACATCTAAGTCACTGGTAAGTTTTGCATTTTTTATGTTTGTTAAACCAGCACCATCTGGAGCTAGTGTTATATCTCTGGCTGAGCTACTAACAATGCTTCTTGTTAGTACATCTAAATCACCGCCAAGTTCTGGACTATCATCATCCACAACCGCCGCTATACCTGTGTCAGTGTCACTGCCAACTTGCCATTGACTGGCAGTTGAATTATATTTGATTATGCTGTTGTTGGCAAGGTTTGTTGTTGCATCCACATTGGTAAGATCATTCAATGCTAAACTAACATCACTCTGAACATCACTGCCCTGTGGCTGATTACCTGTGCTACTGCCATTTATTCTGATTACTGTCATTATGCTATGCTTATTGTTTTATCTGTTGCTACAGTTATAGTATAAGTTACTTCTGCAGGTACTGTTATTTCCGCAGTATCTGTTACCTCTGCTACTGTGGGTTTACTGGTCTTGTCTGTTTTGGCTATCTTATCTATCATCATGGTGTTATGCCTGCTTCTACTGTTGCAGTTCCGCTTACCAATGCGGTTTTAATTCCACTACCATCTGCACTGAGTATATCATAATGATAAACACCAGCTTTGAGTGCCGCTGTCTGTGTATCTGTTAATGATATAGTAAAATCACCAGCTGAAGCATCAGTTTTAGTGACTGTAAAATCAGTGTCACTGGCATCTGGTGTGGTGTGATGCTTTTTCATTGCACTAGTTATTGTAAAACTAGTGATGTCTGTTGTACCTGGTGTCTTTAATTTAAATTTTCTTGTAAAATCTGCATTCTGATTGATTACAATATTGAATTCTGCACTCATAAAAATGCTCCTAGTATTGTATTCTTAAGAAACTGTATCAGTTCCCAACCCCAAGTAGCCACCAAATATAGTGTTACCACTTGTAGTAGTGTGTTGGCTGTGCTTAACAATGTAGCATAACCCTGTTCTTTTGTTTTGATTTGTTTCATGTTGAATCTCCTACTGTGTATTTATGGTAGTATTTAGCCTGAATAAAATGTCTTATAAAGATGCAGGGTGAGAAACAAGGATCACCCACCCTGCTAGAAGATGTACACCATGTCCCACAAATTGCATCTGCATCTTCCACTAGTATTTAATTGATAGCCAAAAAAAAACCCACAGTAGAGAGAAAGCCAATGAAAGCTAAACTACTGTGGGTCTTTGTAGGGATACTCACCCCTACGCCTAGAACTCTCTAGGCAACTTGTAATACAAAACACATGAA